CATCCGCAACTTTATAAAGCTTGGTGTGTGGCTAGGTGAAACAGCAGCAAAGATGCCAGATCTAATCAGAGAAGGCTTTGCCAAAGTAAAAGACTTTGTATCGAACTTCAGCTTGTTTGATGCTGGAAAAGCCATGCTATCCACCCTCACCGATGGCATTAAAGCCATGGCCGCCAAGCCCGTGGAAGCCGTCAAAAACGTACTAGGCAAAGTGCGCGACTTCCTGCCATTTTCAGATGCTAAAGTGGGGCCGCTTTCAGAACTCACCGCATCAGGTTCGGCAATTATGGAAACCTTGGGTGCTGGCGTAAAAGCAGCACCGCAATCCGCGCTCATGAGCGAAATGTACAATAAACTCGCAGACATGGCAGGTGGGCCACTTGGCGAAGGCTTAAAAACGTTATTTAACGCACCACTTGATACCGTTCGATCCATTAAAAGCCGCATAACTGGCGATGGTGAAGGCGGCGGTATGGGTAGTATGGGTGGCGGCGTAGTGCTCCACTACTCACCTAAAATTACCGTAAGCGGTGGCGACGACGTAAGGCAGCAAGTAGAAGCGGCAACCAAAGCGGGAGCAGATGACCTTGTTTCACGCTTGCAAGCCATCGCAGGGCAAGAAAGGCGGCTAAGCTATGACTAAAACCTACACCACACAACAAGGCGACACCTGGGACGCCATCAGCCTACGAGTATTCGGCGATGAGCGTTTCATGGATCGCATCATAGCGAAAAACCAACAGCATATAGACGTGTCCATTTTCAGCGCTGGCATTACATTAAAAATGCCCGAAGTATCCATTGAAGATATTGAGCATAGCAACGTGGCACCGTGGCGGAGGCAGTCATGAGCGCCGGCGGTTTTTTAGCACCACGCACAGAAATACGCCTTGTTTACCAGGGCGCAGATATTACCCGCGACATTGCGGATTATTTTATTAGTGCCAGCTACACAGATAACTCAGATGGCCAAGTGGACGACGTCACCATCACCCTACGCGATGATGAAGGGCTGTGGGTAGGCTCATGGTTCCCTAGCAAGGGTGACAAGCTAACACTAGATATAATTTGCCTTCACCGCCGCCACGAAGGCAGCCGCGATGTGCTGAAATGTGGCGTTTTCACAGTAGATGAGCTTAGCTCAAGCGGCCCACCAAGCGTGTTTGAGATTAAAGCCGTAAGCGTGCCCGTTGACCCGAGCATCAGGCGCGAAAAGAAAACAAGAGCGTGGGAATCTGTTACCTTATTTCAAATCGCTAACGATATCGCCGCCACGGGTGGCCTACAGCTTTTTTATGAAGCCGAAACTGTGCACTATGATCGCAAAGACCAGTCCGAGCAATCAGACCTAGCTTTTTTACAAAGCCTGTGCAAAGACGAAGGCCTAAGCCTAAAGCTAACAGATAACAAACTGGTGGTTTTTGAGGACAAGCGCTTTGACCAGCGCCCACCGATTACCACTATTCACCGCTCGGAATGCAGCCAGCACAGCTTTACCACCCAGGCACATGATTTATATTCTGCATGTACTGTTACCTATCGTGACGCCGCAGACGATGCCGATCTAGAATATACTTTCACAGACCAGAACGTGCCCACAGGAAAAACACTAAACGTTATCAAACGTGTAGAATCCATAGCCGAAGCCGAGCGACTAGCAAAAAGCCGCTTGCGTGCTGCCAATCGCCGTGAAACTACAGGCAGCATCACCATACAAGGCAACCCATCATTGTATGCGGCTGGCAACGTGATGCTTACAGGCTTTGGCGCATTCAACGGCAAGTACGCGATTGATAAAATAGCAAACAGCGTGGGCGGTGGTTTTTCTCAAAGCTTAGAGCTAACGCTAGTATTGGAGGATTATTAATGCTGGATGCAGAGAGCAGAATTAAAGCCCTAGAAGACAAAATGGCCAATATATTTCGCGTTGGTATTGTCTCATCAATCGATCCAGTGTCAGGCACCGCACGCGTAGCGTTTAAAGACCGAAGCAACCTACTTTCGTATGATTTGCCCGTGCTCACCAAAAATACAGTAGATAACAAAGATTACTGGATGCCCGACATTAACGAGCAGGTGCTTTGTGTGTTTTTGCCCATAGGATTAGAGGCGGGCTTCATCATCGGCGGTTTTTACAGTAAAAACGTAAAGCCGCCCGCAAGAACAGAAGATGAGCGCGCCATCGAGTTTAAGGACGGCACACGAATCAGCTACGACCGAGAAAGCCACAGGCTGCAAATTGATATACCCGAAGATAGCGGCGAGGTGGTAATCAATTGCGCCGGCTCCGTCACCGTTAACAGCCCCAAGATTGACCTGGGCGAAGCCAGCGACCTACAGCCAAGCGTGCTTGGTGACAACATGGCCGCTGCCATGGAAGAACTAATCGCTCAAATAAACGCTAGTCAAGTGATTGGTAACCTTGGCGCTCCAAGTAGCGCTATTCAAGCCGTTAACCCTGTAGTGGTTATTGATTTGCTGAAAAACGGCAACGTATACAGCGAAAAGAACAGGAACCAATAGCCATGGCACTTAACCCAGCAAGCGCAGCCAGTGAGATTTGGACAGCCTACAAAGCCGCCGCTGCCATTGATGATGATGGAAACCCATTGGAAACAGCACCCACGGGTGACTTCCCCGCCGATTGGGCCACCGCTTACGATAATTACGCCAAGCAAGGCGTGGTGCTAGGTGCCACAAATACTGGTGGCAACAAGTCCATTTTAGAATCGTTTTTGCGCACTGTTACCAGTGGTAACAATACCACAGCATTTTCTACCGCATTAGCAAACTATTGGGCAACAGTTTCTGTTGCGCCTGGCACCCCATCACATGGCGGAACAGGCGTAGTATCTGTGGTTAACGATGCTACAAGCAAAGTTTCACTGTTCGCAGCAGCAATAACCGCTAGCATAACATCAGAACGTAAAACCCCATATTTCAAGCACTTTATAGAAAACATACAAACCATGGCCGTGGCGCAAATCGTATGGACTGTTACCGAAGCCATACCAAACGTTGGCCCAGTGCCATTCCCTGAAAACATTGTGTAATATCAGAAGCGGGAGGTAATAAAATTGATAGGCTCGCTAGGAAACGTGCCGTTTGAAGCCAGTTACAACAAACTGCGCACCTTTAATAACTTTACCCGCTCTGGCACAGGACGATGGGCTGAACACGATCGCCAAGGCAAAAAGCCACGACTAGAATTTGTCGGCCCCGATTCCGAAAGCATTACGTTTAATATTCGTTTAGATTTAAACCACGGCATAGATCCAGAGCGTGAACTGGTTGGGTTGCGCCAAGCCCGCGACGAAGGCCGCGTATTACCACTAGTCATGGGCGGCAAGTTTATCGGTGATTATGCCGTGGAATCACTCAGCGAAAGCCATAGGCATTATTCAGGCACAGGCGTGCTTATTGTGGCGAGCGTTGATATAACGCTAAAGGAGTATAGCCGTGTATAGTGTTAGAGCAGGATTGCAAAAAGTGAACTTTGCACCAGCAAGTGTTGTTGAAGAGGTGCTGCAAAACGTGAGCACAATTATTAGCACCACACGCTTTACCGTGCCCATGAAACGCAACTTTGGTGTTGATTATGGTTTGATAGATTCGCCATTGCCCGTTGCCCAAGCACAAGCTAGCGCCCAAATTATTGCAGAAATCCATGCGCGCGAACCACGCGCCCGAGTGCTAGAAGTGACTTACAGTGGAGATGCCGCAGAGGGCATCTTGGTGCCACACGTTAAGGTGGATGTTATAGATGAGTAATTTACTTGTTTTACCTGATGTTGAATTTGCCGCTCGCGATTCGCAAACCGTTATTGATAATGTAATAGGCGGCTACGAAGAGCTAACAGGGCGAAAACTGGCAGAAAGTGACCCAGTGCGCCTGTTTCTGCTTTCTATTTGCTATGTGATTATTCAGGAGCGGGCAAAAGTAGATGCCGCCGGCAAAAGCAACTTGCTTTACTATGCTGAAGATGATTTCTTAGACCACATAGGCGCGCTGCGGCGA